GGTGAAAACACCGTCAGCTGGAGCGGGGGCATCACGGGCGTGATCGTGACCCCGAGGTGGTGGACACTGTGAAACCTGTACTTTTCGAGCACAACGTGCTGGATTTTTCCGGCCACGGGCTGGGCACGCTGGCGGACGCCACCAGCTGCAAAGTTTCTTGCGAGGAAAACGGCGCGTATGATCTCACCATGACCTATCCCATCGTGGGAGCCCACGCCAAAGACCTGGCCGAGCGGCGCATCATCCTGGCAAAACCCTCCCCCGAGGAAAACAGCCAGCCTTTCCGCATCTACAAGATCCTCCGGCCCATGGACGGCAATCTTCAGGTATACGCCCACCACCTGAGCTATGACCTCAATGACTGCATCCTGAAGCCCATCTCAGGCAGCAGCCTGGGCAGCGTGATCTCTCAGCTCTTCATGAACACCGTGGGCGACTGCAACTTTACTTTTGCCTACGATTATCCCACGAAAGAGTCTACGGACGACGGCACCATCGGCAGCTTTGAGCTGGAAAAGCCCATGACCCTGCGTGCTGCCATGCTGGCCAACAGCTCCAACAACATCGCCTCGACCTACAAGGGCGTGTGGATCTTCGACGGCCTCAAGTGCACTCTGAAGCGGAAAGACGTGGTAGACCGGGGTGCGGTCATCAAGTACGGCGTGAATCTCATCGACCTGAGCCAGGAGCGGAACCTCGAAGAGGTGTACACTCATGTGTATCCCTACTGGCGGGGCGGCAAGAAAAATAAGTACTACGATCTGGAGCCCATCGCGGCGACCAGCATCACCAGCTTCAAGAAAATCTACCCGCTCGACCTTTCCAGTAAATACCAGAAAGCACCCTCGGACGCCAGCATGAGGCAGAGCGCCGAGGAATTTATCGAGAAAAATGAGCTGGGACAAATCCCGGTAAACATCACGGCCAGCATGGTGCAGCTAGAAAAGACACTCGAGTACAAAAACGCCAAGGGCATCAAAAAAATTGCCCGGGGCGATACCGTCCGAGTGGAGTACCTGCGGCTTGGCGTGGGCACCTCGGCCCGCATCACCAAGACGGAGTATGATGTGCTCAGTGAGCTGTATACTTCCATCGGGATCGGCACGGTCAAGCAAAGCCTGCCAAAAGAGGTGGTAAAAGACCGGGAAGTGAATAAAAAAACTTGGTGGCAGGCAATCGCAGCTGGAAAAACCGCCACCGACTACATCACCGAAAAAGACGACGGCACCGTGGATTTTGGCACCGGAAACCACAAATTTACCATTAAAGATGATGGGCTGGAGTTCAACGGCGTGCGCAACAACGTCTCAATCTGGCACAACTCCGACGCCAAAGCTTTTGAGCCGCAGACGCTGAATCTGGATTTGAGCAGCTTCTCCACCATCTCCATCGAATTCGGCAGCGTCACAAATGGCCAGCTGACCAGCGAGAGCGGCCTGCAAACCACCATCGCGGTGGTGGGCAGCACTACGGGAAAAACGACCCGGGGACTTTATAACTGGAACTACAGCCAAAGCCGGCTTTTTACCACTTACCCGGACCGAATCGTCTTTCAGCAGGGCCAGTACTCGGCCTCCCGCTATGCAGACATCCCCGAGGGCGGCGGCAAAGTGACCGTGGACGGCGTGACGCTCTACACGGACAACAGCTGCTGCGTGCCCGTCAACATCTACGGCTTTATGTGAGGAAATGCTATGATCATGATCAACTACGACCCGGACACCCGGGTGGTACTTTCCGGCGGCGAAGTAAACCCGCGCTATGCGCTCCAGCAGCTCCCGGACGGTGCGGCCTATGTGGACGCCCTGCCCGAGGGCGATCTGAGCGGATACCAGTACATCAACGGCGCTTTTGTGCCCATCAAACAGGAGGACAATTATGCAGCAGATCAGGATTGATTTTGATAACCCCGGGCTCCCTCAGAGCCTCGGCGCCGTTGAGGGCGAAAGCCAGAGCCGTATCTTCCAAGCCGCACTCTACAAGAGCGGTGCAGCCTATACGGCCCCGGCTGGCGCGGTGTACAGCATCATGTACCGTGGCTTTGGCCCCCAGAATCAGGGCTGGTATGACACCATTGAGGACGGCGCGGGCAAGCGTGCCGCCTGCACCGTCTCCGGCAACATCGTCACCTGTGAGCTGGCCCGTCAGGCCCTCCGCGTCCCAGGCCATCTGACCGTGGTGCTGTGCGTCTCTGACGCCAAAGGCTACATGCTCAAGAGCTGGCCCATCATGGCGGATGTCAGAAATGACGGGTATGAGGACACCGTGGAAGTAGAAAGTTTTTTCTATATCACGCAAATCACCGCCGAAGAGTGGATAAAAGCTTTTGCAGCCTGGGAAGATTTTAAAGCCACCATCGACCCCACCCTCTCCCTCCCCGGCAAAGCCGCTGACAGCAAAGCCACAGGTGACGCTATCGAAACCGAGCGCAAGCGCATTGACGTGCTCAATGATGGTGGGCTCAACCTCAAAGATGAGGTGATTGATACCAGCATCAAGGCGTGGCTGACGGAGCACCCGGAAGCGACAACAACGGTGCAGGATGAAAGCTTAAACTTGAAAAAATTTCAAAAAGGCGCAATTCCGTACATAACGCTATCACAGCTTGGCGCTGTAAGTGGCGGAGATATATCCGACATTTTGATAAATGCGATTGAAAATCACAAAGATAAAATCATTATAATTGATGGCGTATATAGATGCTATAAAGATATAACAATTTCCGTAGGTGGATGGCATATATATGCACTTCCAGGATCAAGAATTATTACATCAAATACTTTAACAATTGATAACTGCTCTATCATACGGATGGACAACGTAGAGTGGCGAGATGAAGCAGCTATAAGTGGAAAAACGGGGCTTATCCTGGAAACGACGGTATCTAATGCGATTTTCAATCGGTGTACGTTTAGAGGCTTTAAAACAGCTTGTGAAATTCATGATGTTGCATATGTAATTTTCAATGACTGCAATTTTGTAGCTGGAAAAGAATCTGATACGCTTGTAAAAATAACAGATTATTTTTCGGAGCTAAGTAAATTTAATCGGTGCAATTTTGAAGGAGGATATACTGATGCGTCCTCTTGTGCCGTAGGGATAGAAATTCAAGCTGGAGTTTGGTTCGAATTCAACTCATGCGACATTACAAACTGCGAAACGCTTTTAAAAATAAATGATAAATCGGCAAATACGCGAAATTTGAGATTTACGAATTGTACGTTAGACCATTATGTAACGGCGGTTATGCATGGTGATCGTCAAATTGCAAGCTTACTTTTTGATAAATGCATTTTTCAAGGAAATGGCGGAAAGTATACACCACTTTACCTTTTCAAAGGCGCAAAAGGACGCATCAGTGTCAAAGATTGCTACGAGACTACGATCGCAGACAGCTACTGCTTTATAAGTGTAGATGGCACAGCTATATTAACGGGAAACTTTCTGGAGTTTAATACTTTTTATAGTGCGACAACTGAAAATGTTAAAAATAATCAAAGAGCATATATAGACGTAGTACTTTCAAATCCGTACTCAACAACAACTTTTTTAAAGACGAGTTCCGGATATCAACAGATCAACACCGTAGGATTTTTCCGCCCGCAGCTTATATCAAGCACAAACGCTGAAGCATACAAAGCTATTCCATACTGCGAAAAAAACACAGATACGACATGCAGAATTTATTTTGGAATAAATACAGATGGAAATGAATATCTATACAACTATGTTCTTTCGAGAGTATGGTAAAGGAAAAAAACAAAAAAAGACGTGACCACATGAATCTTCTAAACTTCCTCTCCCGCCTCTTTTCCGCTCTTGCCCACGCAAAGGAAGCGGCAGGCAACTCCACCGCAGAGCCTGCCCCCGTGTCCACAGTGGACACCCAGAGCGCCGCTCCCCCCGGCTGGGGCGGGCCGCTGCCTTACCGATACATCGACGTGAGCCGGTATCAGGGCAAAATCACCCTCGACGGCTGGCGCAAGGTCAAAGCGGCTGGCTACAAGGGCGTCATGCTCAAGACCGTCTCCACCAACCGCAAGCTCTCCAAGCGAGCAGACGGCCTGTACATCGACCCCACCTTTGAGCGCAACTACCGCGGTGCTCGGGCCGCTGGGCTGGACGTGGGCGTCTACTACTACACCTACGCCACCAGCGAGGCTATGGCGGATGCAGAGCTGGCCCTTGTGCGGGAAGCGGTACGCGGCAAAGAGCTCACCATGCCCGTGTGCGTGGACGTGGAAGAAAACAAGCTCAAGCCCCTCCCTACCCTTGACCTCACCAATCTCACCGCCTACGCGCTGGAACAGGTGGAGAAAATGGGCTTTTACGCCCAGCTGTACACCTACACGGGCTACAGCTATGAGTTGGACATGCAGCGCCTGGCAGGCCGCTGGGACGTCTGGTTGGCCGACTACACGGGCGAAACGCCCAAAGTGGATTACATCTACCACGCCCACCAGCACACCAGCAAGGGCCGCGTGCCGGGCATCTCCGGCAACGTTGACCTCAACGTTACCACCCGCAACTACCCGAAGATCATCAAGACAAAGGGCCTGACGCGGCTCAGGGAGGGCACATGACTGAAAAAGAAGCTTTGATTTGGATTGTGGGCATCTTGGGCAGTGCGTGCGCGGCAGCGATTACGCTGGACAAGGTGCTGGACATCATCCACAAGTACATCAAAAAGGCACAGGCCCCCAACGATGCACAGAACAAGCGGCTGGATGAGCTGGACAGGCGCGTGGGAATGCTCGAGACGGGCTACTCTAACCACTCTGCCGCTCTGAGCCGCGATCTGGAACATTTTGGGGCGCTGGAAAACGCCATCACCATCCTTTTGCGTTCCAACCGCGCCGTTTTAGGCGCTCAGCTGTCAGGTGATAATGTCAAAGCGATGGAGCAGAGTGCGGAGGAAATTGACAAATTTTTGTATGAGAGGAGAGAAAGCGCATGGACGCAGCAGCAAAAATCCTGAGCGCCGTCCCGAGCCCGGTGGCCCTGGCTCTGATGCTGGGCGGCTTTATCTTCTACGCCCTGGGCTGCATCCGGCTGGGCTATGGTGCGGCGGTCAAGCCCACCGTGCTCCAGCTCATCGATCAGGCAGAAAAGGATATCCAGGGCACCAAAAAAGGCGCGGAGCGCAAAGCCTGGGTGGCTCAGATGCTCCGCGCGGCCCTGGCCACAAGCAAGTACGGACGTTTTATCTCGTGGGCCATCACCGATGAGACCATCGGAGTTGTGATTCAATTTTTCTTCGACCGCATGAAAGCGGCGCTGGAAAAGCAGTAAGGAGGATATTAAAATGGAATTTATTGACACCGTTGATTCGATGTGTTCGGCAAATTACAAAGACCGTCTCCGCGCGGAGTACTGGCAGACCAAAATCCGATATGAAAAACTTCACCGTGTGACGATTCAGTATGAAGCTGGCACGTTGCCTATTACGCCGGTCTGCTCTTTGGATTTGCTGAAAGAGCAAAAATCTGCGATGGGCGCATACCTTCACGCACTTGAAGTCCGTGCAGAAATCGAAAGCGTTGATTTGAGCATGAATTAAGGGAGGATATCATGGCAAGCACTACATACCGCCATCTCGGCGACGTCACCGAGATGTTCGCCGCACAAGAGCAATTTCAGCACGTCACGAAAATGGTCTGCGCACGTTTTCGCGGCCTCACGAAAACATACCA